TTGAATAAGGAACTTATCAACGATATTATTGATACTGAAGTATACTACTTTAAGTTGGTTGTAGATGAGTCAAATACCAATTTGTATGGTGAAGGAACCAAAAAGGTATATTATAATCCTGTAAAAATTCCTGCTCTAATTGAGTATAGTACACTCGAACAAGTCTCTGATGATTTTGGTCAGTATTACACAAGAACTGCTGAGTTTAGATTCTTGCGTGATAGTCTAAACGATGATAAAGATATTTACCCTGAAGTTGGTGATATTATTAGTTGGAACGATGAGTATTTTATGGTTGACTCTATAAACGAATCACAATTCTTTGCTGGTAAAAACCCCGAACATTGGGATGGTGGTCTTAACCAAGGTTATAATATTTCTATTATATGTTCAGCGCATATGACTCGCCAGACTACTCTTAATTTAGTAGATAATCGCTTTGGTAATTCAAATAACACAACCAACACAATACCGGCAGGAATCTAATGGCAAATCGTTATAGAGTAGTTGACCCAAACAAACCAGATTTGAGACAAACACAAAGCTCAACTCAAGATGACCCTATATTAAACAAAGCCAATCAAGTTCGTAGAGATACGGATAATGTTAAAAACATTTCAATTGGTTTATACGACATTGACCTTGCGTTTAAAGATTTCTTGGAAAGAGATGTTAAACCAATGGTAGAGGAAAATGGTCAATTAGTTCAAATTCCAGTGATGTATTCTAATCCTGAAAAATGGAAGTCAGCTCAAAGAGACCTCTTTATGAGAGATGATAATGGAATGATTTTAACACCAGTTATTGTATTTAAAAGAAACTCCCTATCTCCAAATACGGATATGGCTAAGTTAAAGGTGATTAACGCCGAAGACGCAAGTCAAATGTTTGAAAGAACTTATACCAAAGACAATAGATACGACCAATTTTCAGTTTTAACTAATCAGAAACCATCAAAAGAATATTATTCAGTTGAAAAGCCGGATTATGTAAATATAGAATATTCTACTATTGTTTGGTGTGATTACCAAGAGCAGGTAAATAAGATTGTAGAACAAATTGTATTTTTCCAAGGTCGTTCTTTTGGTGATAGATACAAATTTGTAGTAAAAGCAGATTCATATACATTTGAAACCTTACAAGAAGTAGGTGAAGACCGAATTGTAAAGTCAGAAATTACTTTACAAGTAAAAGCATACCTACTGCCAGAATTTGCTGGTGTTAGAAATAATACGAGAAAAACATTTTCAGTTGGTAAAATTATATGGAATGAAAGTTATGATTTATAATTCTATATTTATAGTATATTAAATAAATTTTATTATGGAAAAAACAGTTATATCACTTACCGAAGAAGAAGTAACCAAGGTAAATGTGTTGCAATCAGGCATCTTACAATCACTCGCTAGATTGGGTGAAATTGAAATAGAAAAACTCCAACTTGAGAGTATTTATAAATCTTTAAACGAAGAAACTGACCAACTTATAAGCCGTTACAACACTTTAAAAGAAAATGAAGGAAAACTCGCACAAGAATTAAAAGAAAAGTATGGTGAGGGTAGTGTAGATTTACAAAACAATACTTTCATCCCTAAACAATAATTATCGTGTTTCCCTAATTTTCTTGGTATTTATTAGTAAGGAAAATTCCAAAAATAGAACATTAGGAGAAAATAATGGCTGAAAGAATTGTTAGTCCAGGCGTCTTTACAAGAGAAAAGGACCTCTCGTTTTTACCACAGGGTATTGGTGAGATTGGTGGCGCTCTTATCGGACAAACTATCAAGGGTCCCGCTTTCGTTCCAACGAGAGTAGAATCATTTAACGAGTTTCAACAAAAGTTTGGTGGTTTGACCGAAGATTCATATCTTCCGTATACCGCACAATCTTATTTGCAGGACGCTCCAAACGCAACTATCGTTAGGGTATTGGGCGCAAGTGGATACACCGCACAAACAATTGCATTGGTAGTTTCGGGCGCAGCTGGTCAAAAAGTATCTGCTGTATTACACCCAACTACAAATACTTTTGGGGGCGATTATGTAGGTTCTTCAATTTCTGCAGTAGCTGCAAGTGGATTGAACAGCGCTTCATTGTTCCTTTTGAATTTAACAGGTAGTTCTGTTACCAATACAAGTGTAAGTGCTTCTTTAAACCCAAGTTCAGAAAACTACTTTACTAAAGTTTATGGATATGCTCCTAAATCTTCAAAGGTAGCATATACTTATATGAACTTTTCCACATTCCAATCAGCATCGTTTGCGGGTTCTAATTCATCATCAATAACGATTGTAACCCAATCGGTTAGTTATGCTAAAGAATACTCTGAAGCATCAACTCCTTACATTAAGTCACAAAAAGTTGGTGGTGTAGCTACAAACTTATTTAAAGTTCACACTCTTTCTCATGGTAATGCTACAAACTACGAATTTAAAATAGGTATCCGTGATATCAAACCGGCATCTGAAGTTCCAGGTTCTGAATACGGAACATTCACTTTACAAGTTCGTAGAGTAGATACTGCAAAAATTCCTAATTCTATTTTTGGAACAAATGTTCAAGACGCAGACACAAGACCAAATATCGTAGAAGAGTTCACAGGTCTTAACCTTGACCCAAATTCACCAAACTATATTGCAAGAGTTATTGGTGATAGATATATTACTGTAGATGCAAGTGGTAAATTAAACATAGAAGGTGATTACCCTAATAATTCAGCTCATATTCGTGTTGAAATGGAAGCTGATGTAACGAATGGTGCTATTGACTCATCATTGGTTCCTTTTGGATTCGCAGCACTAACATCACCACTTAATAGTTCATATACTTTACCAGACCCAACTTATGTGGTTTCTCAATCATTGGGTGGTGTCGTAAATACAAAAGTATTCCTTGGATACAACTACGACTTCAGTTCAACTGATAACTTAAACTTTTTATTACCGCTACCAATTGAGGCTCAACAAACAACGGTTGGCACTGCATTTGATTTGGCTACTTGTCAATCAGGTTCGGGTACTGTATCATTAACAAGTAATATTGATTACAAAAAATTCATTGTACCATTCCAAGGTGGATTTGATGGTTGGGAACCAAACCGAGTAATTTCAGTTGGTGATTCAATTACCGCTGGAAATACTCAAGGTTTAGATTGTTCTTCCGCTACGGCTACGGGTACAGTTGCTTTAAGAAAAGCTATTAACGCAATTTCTAATCCTGATGAGTTTGACATTAATATGGTTGTCCTTCCAGGTATTTTACATAGATTACACTCTTCAGTTACCACATTCGCTAAAGATATGTGTGAAGATAGACAAGATTGTTTCTTTGTAATGGATGCAGGTGCATATGGTGATTCAAACACTACGGTTGTGAACGCATTAACTTCGTTTGACTCTAACTATGTTGCTACTTACCATCCTTGGGTTAAAATTCTTGATACTGATAAAAACAAGCCAGTATGGGTTCCACCAAGTGTTGTTCTTCCTGGCGTGATTGCTTTCAATGACCAAGTTGCAGCAGAATGGTTTGCTCCCGCAGGTTTAAATCGTGGTGGTTTAACTGATGTTATTGAAGTTAAGTCTCGTTTGACTCACGCTGAAAGAGATACACTTTACGAAGGTCGTGTAAACCCAATCGCTACATTCCCTGGCCAAGGTGCTACGGTATTTGGTCAAAAGACCTTACAAGCTAGACCATCTGCATTGGATAGAATCAATGTAAGAAGATTGTTAATTGCTGTGAAGAAATACATCGCATCTTCTACAAGATACTTGGTATTTGAACAAAACACGGCTGCTACAAGAAACCGATTCTTGTCAATCGCAAACCCATACTTGGAATCAATCCAACAAAGAAATGGTTTATACGCATTCCGTGTAGTGATGGATGAAACTAATAACACACCAGACGTAATTGATAGAAATGTTTTAGTGGGTGAGATTTTCTTACAACCTACCAAAACTGCTGAATTTATTGTGTTGGATTTCAACATTCTTCCTACGGGCGCTACATTCCCTGGTGCATAATTTGAAGAATGATATACTTATAAGAAAGATTAGGAGAATTTAAATGGCAAATTTACTCACACCGCAGGAGATAATGTTTACAAATTTTGAACCAAAAATGTCAAACAGGTTCATTATGTATATTGAAGGAATTCCAGCATATCTCATCAAAGCGGCTAACCGACCCGAAATAGCTAATGGTAAAGTGGTTATTGACCACATTAATACTCGTAGATATGTAAAGGGTCGTTCAGAATGGCAAGATTTAAGCATCAGTTTATATGATGCGGTGGTTCCATCTGCCGCTCAAGCTGTAATGGAGTGGGTTCGCTTACACCACGAATCAGTTACCGGCCGTAATGGTTATTCG